TCTGGTGGCGTCCTGCGCCTTGGTTCTAAAGGCCACGACGTGAAGCGCATGCAGGTCGCCCTTCGCATCACCGCAGACGGCCAGTTCGGCCCAGGCACCGAGGCTGCGCTGAAGAAGTGGCAGGCGGCCAACGGCTTGACGGCGGACGGGGTGGCTGGCCCCAAGACGCTCTCAAAGCTGCTTGGCTGACACCAAGTGTGTGCCAATGACACCTAGACAGGAAGCCGCCGTCGAGGCGTTCAAGCGCACGGGCAATGTGTCCGAGGCTGCGCGCGAGTTCGGTATAAATCACCGCGACTTCCAGCGCCTGCTAGATCGGGCTGGCTTCACGCCGGACGTGCGGAAAGATTACCGCCTTGACCCAGCCATCGCCGACAGCATGAAGGCCGTTGGCACAAACATGGTCCCCTCGATGGCTTGGGTGAAGGTTCCCGCCAAAGACGAGGAGCCGGGTTACTCCGTCATGCTGCGTCCCGAGGCGGAGCAGCCGGAGGCCGTCGCAGATCGCATACGCGCGGCGCTGGAGGGCATGGAGCCTGCTGAGCCTGTGCTGGCCCCTGAAAGCGTCATGGCCGATCTGTGCGCCGTGTATCCGCTCATGGACGCGCACGTCGGGATGATGGCGTGGAGCCGCGAAACAGGCTCACAGGACTATGACCTCGGCCACGCGGCTCAGGACATGCGGCACGCCTTTGCCAAGGTGCTGGCGTTGACGCCTGCGGCAGAGCAGGCTGTGCTGCTGATCGGTGGCGACTACTTCCACAGCGACGACACGCGGTCCGAGACGCCTGCCAACCGCCACAAGCTGGACGTGGATGGGCGGTTCTGGAAGGTGCTGGACGTTGGCATCGGCATCATTGCGGAAACGATCCACAAGCTGCTCCAGAAGCACGCCAACGTGCTGGTGCGCGTGCTGCGCGGGAACCACGACCCGCACTCAAGCATGACGCTCAACTTCGCTCTGGCGGAGCGGTATCGAAATGAGGTGCGGGTGACGGTCGAGAAAGACCCGCGCGACCTGTTCATGATGCAGTGGGGCAAGTGCGCGATCTTCGCTCACCACGGCGACAAAGGAAAGCCGCAGCAGATGGCGCTGTATCTGTCGGACGTATGTACGTTCTGGTCACAGACGCGGCATCGGCATTATCTGACAGGTCACGTTCACCACGACCAGGCCAAAGACCTCGGGCCGCTGCGATATGAGAGCCTGCGCGCCTTCTGCCCGCCTGACGCCTATGCCGCTGGGATGGGATACGGTGGCCGACGCGCTTTGCAGTCGATGACCTTCCACAAAATGGACGGCCTGGTGATGCGGGCGCTTGACCCTATCGACAGGTTTTTGGATTAATCGCGAGGGGGCGCTATGGGTTAAACCGAGCCGTAGCGCGAACATGGTTATCGACCAACACAAAGCTATGTGCTGCGCCCCCTCGCAGATTTTCGTATCAAATCACCCCATCGCCCGCAACCGCTTTTCGCGCTCGATGTCCTCTATGGCGCGCTTGATGGCTGCCGGGCTGGCAGACAGCTTCACCTTGGGCTTGGTTTCTCCGTCTATGATGTCAACCCAGACTTTGCTCTTGGGGCTGACCCGTTGGGGCGAAAACTGATGCATCGGCAGTACGATCCCGAAACGCTCACAGGCGGCGGCTATGCTTGAGCGGTGCATCCCGTAGTGATTTGCGGCCATCGTCAGGTGCCAGCCTTGGTCCTTGGCGGCTTGGATCATGTCGCGGGTGATTACTCGTCTTGGCGGTGCCATTGATGTCGGTCCTTAATTTTGTTGATGGTGTCTAAGTTTTGCTGGAGCATATAGAGGATCAACTCAAGCTGCTCCTGCGTTGCCCAAAGCCCACCCGGCACGCGCACAAAGCCAGCGGCGCGGATGGCCTGCGCTTGGGGCGATGTGTCGTGCCGGGTGCGAGTCATGTGCCTTTGATCTCTGCGAGGGTGGCGAGGGCGATGTCGCGCATATCTTTGAATGCTTCTTCCACCTCATAGTCTTCGCCCCAGATCATTTGCTCATCGCGCTTAGCAATGGCTAGCAGCCCAGCTTCCGCCTTTGCCAGCTTGGCTTCATACCCCACCATGATCTTGTGGATGCCCTTAGCCACACCCTCGATGTGGTCATGCAGCTTTGCGTTCTCGGCAATCAGGGCTTCGATGCGGTCCAGCATGTTCTTTTCCACGCAGTCACATACGTCTAGCGTGGCAAACTTGAATGGACAGTCATCTCTGTGGTCGTGATGCTCAGTCATTTCACGTCCCTCCAGTAGATGCCCAAAAGCCAACGCTGCAAGAGGCGGGCGATAAGGTGCGGTTTCTTGTGGCTTACCTCAAAACGGACGTGGAAGTTTGGGTCAAAGGACCACGTTGCCTGTGGTGTCGGACCCGTTTTCAGGATGATGTCGCCTTCGAGAAACTTTTCGCTGTATACGTTGCAATCCTTAGTCATTTCACGCAACTCCCCTGCACCCACTGCTTGTCGGCGGCGATGCACTGTTCGTAGCGCACCTGACCGCGCTCCAAGTCGGCAAAAATGAGTTTCCCCATGCCGAAGAAAACGAGCGCCGCAACTGCGGTGATTGCCAGCGGCACGGCGTTGTCCCAAAAGTCTCTCATTTCCGCCCCCATGTTTCCATTCCCGCTACGACGAGGGCCATAACGACCAGTATGGTCACCGCCACCCCAAGGTTCCACGCAGTAAGCGCGCCGGGGGTTAAAACCCCAACAGCAACACTGATGCCAAAGGCCTCGAATCGAGAGAGCGTATTTTTAAGGATGTAGTCTCGGATCATTTCCGCCCCCTCGCCCAAGCCAGCCGCGAAATCTTGTTTGCCAAGTCATCCAGTTCCGCCACGCTCATGTCGCGGCTGTCCAGCAAGGCGGTGTAGATCGCGTTGGTCAGCCGCTTTGATGGCAGCACAGCCGACCCTTGAATGATCGCCGCCACCGCCTCGGACTGCACGTCACGCACAGGCATGGTCTTTGGTTCCTTGCGCCAGAACATCATGGCTCCATCTCCTTCGTCGCGGGCAGCGTCTCGCACTGCATTTTGTGGTCGTAGTCGAGGCTGTCGCCAACGGCTACCATAGCAGCCTTGCAGGCCTCGGGCGTCATGTATGGGACGCCGAAGGTGTCGCCATTAAGATGGCCGCTGTGCATTGTAATCCACAGGATCGTCATCGTTTCTAACATGGTTTCCTCCTCAGTGCCGCGTTTCGGGCTGGTTGGTGTCATTCAGGTTTGCCGTCACACGCAGGCCGCGCGAGATGGTTTCACGGCTCAGTCCCGTGGACATGCCATAAGTGTAGATCGCGGCGATCAGGGCCGGGATTATGTCGGCCTCCCTTTCGCAATACGCTCTGAACATGGTCAGCGTCAGCGCGCACAGTTCGGCCTCATCCATTTCATCCGGCAAAGCCTCCATGATCGCGTCAAGCCGGGCGTCTGTTATGTTTGTGGTCAGCTTGCTCATGCCTCGTCCCCCGGCAGATCAAAGCAGGTCAGCCGCACCACGCGGCCATCTGCAACCATCTCGGCCAGCTTGGCGGCGATCTTGTCGTCGGCCATGTTGAGGTTCTCTGCCACCTCCTCGACGGTGGCGCGGCCTTGGTCAAGATCACCCAAGATCAGTTCGGCCAGCGTATCAGGGCGTGATACAGGTGCCAGCGATGCTTTGTCGAAGGAGATGGCAACCCACGGCGTCTTGTCTGGCCGGGTGTGGTTCGGCACCAGCATGGCCGACACGCGGTCGCCGGGGCGCAGGCTCGTTTCGTGCATAAGTTTCGATGGGATGAACTCGCCCTCGGTCATGTCGTCCGCGATGACGGCAAAACCCGTCCCGGTCGGCAGGGTGTTCGTGATGATGATTTCAGTTTGCATTTTTGTCTTCCAGTTGCTTGAGTTCGTATTCTGCGTCTCGTTGGTAAAAGGTCAGCATGGTGATCTCCTCACCGACCCAGCTAGGGCGAACCCCGGTGCCGTATTGCTTTTCCAGATTGTCGATCTGGGCCTGCTTGTGGGCGATATACTCGCGGAGTTTGTCTGCTTCTGTCATTCTGATATCTCCATCATGCTTTCAATGAAGGTTTGCGCTGCTTGGGCAACGATTGCATTGCCGTAACCGCGCAGTCGTCCCACTCTGGCGGTAGCCCCATGAGCCAGCGGGAATGTGCCGGGTTCAACTGGCCGCCACTTTCCATCCCGGCAGAAGAGCCAATCAGCATCTCGCCAGTGACCGTTAGTCGGGCTGGGCCTGCCATCGTCGGCCAGCCCGCCAACTGCGCCGCCAGCGGCACGTCTTCCTGTCCCCCCCGTTTGTATTCCTTCCAAGCCCCCTCCGACGAGCGGTTGCCCTTTGGCCCATCTGACGCTTTCGGCGTCGGCCAACCCGCCATCCACGCCTGCCGTGGCACTGTGTCGTCCCGCAGTTGCCCCGTCTGACGGTGCATTGACGTTTCCAGATTGCCCGTGTCCTTGTGATCCCGTGTTGTCGGCGTTGCCCAGCCCGACATCAGCACGAAGTCGTTCAAATTGTTCGACCGATCTGGGTTCGACACCCGATCCTCCCCGCCCGACCGAAAGTCCCGCATCTGCGGCGTCGGCCAGCCCGTCTGCTGAACCTCGAATGACAGCTTCAAGCTGTTGCCCGTCCCGGATGGAGCCAGTCCGCTCTGCTTGCTGTCCTGCACCACTGGCGTCTGCCAGCCCGCCAGATACTGCGCGTGAATCGCCAAGTCCGTCCCAGCCTGTGGTCGGTTGAACATCCGTTCCGCATAACCCTGTGGGTCTGAAGTCCGACTTGCATTCACGTTGGACACCAGCGGCGTCGGCCAGCCGCGTTGCTCCGAAGAAAAGTCGCTGGCGGATGTGCGGCGCACCGACGCCCGCAGCGCACAGATCTGCCGCCCCGAAGGCGTAGCCCGTGGCTTCCATGTCAGTTGATACAAGGTCGAGCCAACCGAGGCCGTCTTTGCTCGCAACCTGCTCTCCAAAGACGACTGAAGGCTGGCACTGGCTGATGAGATGATGCCAGTGCGGCCAGAGGTGCCGCTCATCATCAACCCCGCCTCGGCGACCTGCGCTGCTGAAAGGCTGGCACGGGCAGCTTCCGGTCCAAACAGGACGATCATCTGCCCATCCTGCGGATCGCAGGGCGTAGGACCAGACGCCGATCCCTGCGAAGAAGTGGCACTGGGTGAAGCCTCTGAGTTCATCAGGGGTAACATCGACAATTGATCGTTCATCTACCACTCCATCTGCTATGTGGCCTTGCTTGATAAGTTCCCGCAGCCATGCCGCCGCCTTTGGGTCGATCTCGTTGTAATAGGCTGGCATCACATGATCCCCAATCTATCCAGTGCGAAGTACGATTGCTTGTAGTGCTTTATGAGGCGATCCACGCGCTGGATCTTCTCATCAATCTGCGGGTTCGGCGGCGCTTCATCGAAATCCGTCAGCGTCTCACGATAATCCCACAGGGCGGTCAAAACGATGTGCGTGTCCATTGCTCCGAGTTTGACTGCCATGTCACCACCCCATCCCGAGGATGAACATGAAGCCAGCGTACAGCAGGCCGAAGAGGCAGAAGATGCCGATCAGGTCGGCGAGGATGTCGCGTATACGCATTTGCTAGTCTCCTTGTTTGCTAGTTCGTATTGACACCCTACACGATGCAGCGGCCCGCGCAACTAAATAAATGCACTTGACGCCAATTATTTTCGCCTCTAGGTCTGATGGCATCGAAACACAGGAGAACGCCTATGGCACAATTCAGATTTCAGATTGGTGAACCCGTCAAGATCGACATAAGCGGCGAGGAAGGCCAGGTGATCGGTCGCGCGGAGTATCTTGCAACCCCGCCTCAATACTTCGTCCTATTCAAGGCCGCCGACGGTCGCGCCGTCACAGCTTGGTGGGAAGCAGACTTTTTGTCGTCTATTTAAACACAGGAGAAACGCCAATGATGGCTCAAACTCAAATACGGCTATGGTGCGCGCAAGACGGGCGCAAACTAGGCTGGCTTGCAAGAAAAGTTCCAGTGGCATCGTCCAGCCTTTCCCGCTGGATGACGGGCCGCGTCGTGCCGTCCGCAGTCTACCGCCACCGCCTGGCCGACATCACCGGGATTGAAGATTTGCGATTTGAACAGGAGTGGGTGTCGAAATGAACCGCAGCGAGATTTTGGACACAGCCAAGCAATACGTCAACGTGGACCGGGCAGGCACGCACGGTGACGCCGAAAGCAACTTCGGCCTGATCGCGGCTTACTGGTCAGCGCACCTCGACGCCTACGTCGGGCCGGAAGATGTCGCCATTATGATGACCTTGCTGAAGCTGGCGCGCGCCAAGGCCAACCCGGCGCACGCAGACAACTGGGTCGACGGCTGCGGCTATCTGGCATGCGGCGGCGAGATCGCGACGGGTGAGGCATGACGCTCATCCTCGGCATCGACCCCGGCAAAAGCGGAGCCTTCGCGGTCCTCGACTCCGACGAAATGAAGGTCACCACCTACGACATGCCCGGCACGTTGGACGAGAAACGCGCGCTGATATCTGACATCGGGCAGGTCAAATGCTGCTGGTTGGAAAGGCCGTTCTATCCGAGAATGATCGGAATCAAGAACGCGGTCAGCATTGCTACTGCTTACGGTGAACTGAAGGCCTGCCTGTTCTTCGCGGGCGTGCCGACGTTTGAGGTCGATCCGTCCGCGTGGAAGAAAACCATGCGGCTATCGACCGACAAGAACGCCAGCCGCGCGCTGGCCAGCCAATACTTCCCCGACTGCTCGGATCAGTGGGCGCGGGTCAAAGACGACGGACGAGCAGAGGCGGCTCTGATCGCACTCTATGGAAAGGGAAAGCAATGATCCTAAACATGACCAATGAGGCGTACCACGCACGCCCAGAGATCAGCTCCAGCGATGTCAAAGCCGTCGCCGCTAAGTCGCTGGCACATTGGAAAGGCAAGGTCTGGAAAGACAGCAGCGCCTTCGCCCTCGGCAGCGCAGTTCACGCCCTTGTGCTGGAGCCTGAAAAGAACCTCGTCGTGCGTGGCCCCGAAGATCGCCGTGGCAACAAGTGGAAGGCCGACAAGCTGGCCGCCGACATCGACGGCAAGATCCTGCTGACCGAAGGCGACTATGATCTGGCGCAGGCCATCGCGGCACCGATCATCAGCCATGAGGTTGTCAAAGGCTGGATCGCAGATCCCAGCTTCGTGGCCGAGGCTAGCTTCTTCGCGGAAGACTACCTGACAGGCGTCAAGATCAAGTGCAGGCCAGACGGATACCTGCCCGACGCTGGCATCGTCTTTGACATCAAGACGACACGCGATGCCAGCCCTGACGGATTCCCGCGTGAGATCCGAAACTACAACTACGATTTGCAGGCGAGCTTTTACCTGCGGTGCCTGAATCAGGCGGGCTTCAAAGCGCACACCTTCATCTTCGTGGCCGTCGAGAAGGAAGCCCCATACGCTGTCGGCCTGCACGCGCTGACGGAACGCTATCTCGCTGCCGCAGATGTGCGCGTCACGATGACGCTAGAAAAAATATCACGGGCCGAGGCCACCAGCACCTTCACAACAGGCTGGCCCTTGATTAACCATGTGGACCTGCCGCGTTGGCAGACCATAGAGCCTGAAGATGACGTGTTTGATGAAACCGTTGACTTCTGAAACCACCGCCAGAGAGGAGAAAACCAATGGCAAATAACGACGACTTCCTGAAGGTCTTGGCTAAAAACGTCACCCTTCAGTACCCCAAGCTGAACCAGACCTATCGGTTTAACACCCAGAAGCAGGCCAGCGAACCCTGCGCGCCCAGCGCATCAAACGCGGCATGGTCGGTGGCATTCGAGATGCCGCGCGATCAGGCCAAGCCGCTGTTCGACGAGATGAAGGCGCACTACGACGCATCCCGCGCCCGCAACCCCAAGATGCCTCAGTTCACCAAGGTCTTCGGCATGAAGAAGCTGAAGGACGAGAACGGCAACGAGACAGGCATCATCCAGTTCACCGCCAAGCGCAACGGCATGAAGAAAGACGGCACTGCGAACAAGGCACCGTCGGTCATCGATGGCCAGAAGCAGCCGCTGGCAGACCTGAACATCTGGGGCGGCTCCAAAGGCACCGTGCGCGCATGGGCCGTCGCGGTGGTCGATCCTGAAGGCCTCGGCGGCATTAGCTTGCTCCTCGACGCCGTGCAGGTCACAGAGGCACGCTATGGCGACGGCGGCATGGATGACTTCGACACGGTCGAGAGCAAGTCCGACCCCTTCGAGCAGAAGCCGCTGGCCGAGGAAAAGCGGCAGAGCATTAAGGAAGAAATCGGGGATGAGATTCCCTGGTAGTAAAGAAGAAACCCGGCAGGAGAGCCACCTGCCGGGTTTCAAAGAGGCGGAACCGAGAGGAGATCGTTCCAATGAAAAGAATACAGGTGCAAAGCACCGAATACAAGGACATCGCACATGTCTGATGTCCGCTTCCTGACCGCGCCTGGTTCATTCTTCACGCTCATCGACAAGCCCGGCGAATACTATCCCGGCGTCTCTTGGAACGAGATCGTCAAGCTGGTGCAGACACCGCAGGCCAAAGAAAAGATCGACGCCGACTTCTTCATCCCATCGACATACCGGGCGCACGACGGGCGCTCTCACGAAGCCCAGAGAGAGCATGGCGCGTACCGTGCGCTGGCCATCGACATCGACCGGGGCAACCCATCGCTGGAAGACGTGCAAGAGGCCGTGCAGGCCGTCTGCGGTGATGTCAGCATCCTGATCTACTCATCCTCCGGCGCATCGCTGGATAACCGCAAATGGCGGGCCATCGTGCCGCTGGCGGGTGTGATCACCGGGGCTGAATACGAAGAAATCCAGACAGCCTTCTTCGATCTCCTGCACGTCAATGGCATACACCCTGACGGCGCGCTTGCACGCTGCGGCCAGCCGATCTACCTGCCCAACGTGCCTATCGCCAAGCGCGGGCCTGATCTCCAGCCGCTGTTCTACCAGCACCGCATCCTGCGCGGCAAACCGCTGCGCCTGGACGCGGACAGCCCGATCCTGCAAGAAATGCACCGTAAGGCTGAACAGCGCCGTCTGGCCGCTGAGCAGGCCGAAAAGGCGCGGGCTGAACGTGAACGCCAGCGTGCAGATCGGCGGCAGAAGTTTCCAGACGAGGTCAGCCCGGTCGATGCCTTCAACGCTGACCACAGCATTGAAGACCTGTTGGCCCGCTATCAATACGACCGCAAAGGCTCATCGCAGCATTACCGTTCTCGGTATCAAACAGGCCCATCCTACGCGACAGAGAACTTCTTATCGCATTGGGTAAGCCTTTCAGGATCAGACGCAGCCGCTGGCGTCGGCAGGCCGAAGTC